ATTTTGCGGACTTCATGTATCCACCTTTGGAGACGTAGACTCGCGCCCGTATCCGCCTTTGGATACGCACCCGATGAGGTCTACATGAGCACGAATCCTACCCTGACCCCGACCGTGAAAATTTCCGGTCGCATCAGCAACGTCGACGCCTACCCGAAGATCAAGCCGCGCCGCTGGACCACCTTGGTCCGCATGGCGGCGGCGTCGCAGTACGACACGCCGGCGACCGTCGAGGTGGTGTCGGAAGCGTCCATCGGTGCGGAAGGGCAGGTCATCGAAGTTGTCTGCGCTGTCTCGGGCCGCTACCGGTCCTACGAGGTCACCGACAAGTCGACCGGCGAAGTCCGCACGGTTCGCACCGCTGACAATCTGCTGACCGCGCTGCTGTGACCTACGCGGCCGGCGAACTTGCGGTGCGGACCGCGCTGCGCTTGCAGCGGCAGCGTGACGCGAACGCGCGGCTGCGCGCAGTCGCGGTGCCTTCCTTCGAGCGCGACGCGGGCCACCCTGGCGGCCCGTGCTGGTATCTCGACGATGACGGGAGTCATCGCCGGGACCAAGCCTTCGCCGAGTGGCGTGCGCTCGAACTCGGCGCTGCCATGCAGCGCGAGGCACCGAGCCAGCAGTACATCGACGCTCTTGAGTGGGACCGCCAGATGGACGCGATGAACACGCGCGTCGACTGGGCCGTTGTCGCCGAAACCGAGGATGCCGGCCGCACGCTCGGTCTCGCGCATGAGGCTGGCCTTGTCTCAGTTCTAACAACTCCTTCTGAGGCTGTTCGCGTACCTCGTCAACAACGCAAGCCGTCAGCGCAGTTCGCCGTTCAGGCGAACCAGCAGGCCGCCGTTCAGGCGGCAGGCGCATTCGTCGCCGGTGGTGCCGACGCGCGCATGGCCAAGTTGCGGATGGCCGTCGGGTTCGCGGCTCGGATTCACAGCGCACCGAGGAAGGGCCATAGGCCCTTCGAGGTGCGCATGATCACGCTTACGTATCGCGACGCCAAGGCGTGGAAGCCGATGCACATCGCGCGACTTCTGGACCGTTTGCGTGCGTGGCACGTTCGCGAGGGGTTGAAGCTTCGGTACGTCTGGGTTGCCGAGCTCCAAGACGGCAAGCGTCGCACGGACGGTCTTGGCCGCAACGCGGTGCATTACCACATCGCGCTTTGGTTGCCTGTGGACGCGCCGCGCATGCCGATGCCCGACAAGCAAGGCTGGTGGCCGCACGGCTGGTCGCGTATCGAGACAGCCAAGCACGCCGTGTCGTACCTCATGCACTACCTCAAGAAGTCCAACAGCAAACACTTCGGGAGCTTTCCGGATGGATGTCGTCTCTACTCCGTGGGCGGCCTGGAGCACGCTGACCGGCGTGCTCGCCGCTGGCTGCGCCTGCCTGCTTTCGTGCAGGGCAATTCTTCGATCTTCGACAACTGGCGTCGACGAGACGGCGGCGGCTGGCTTGATCCGGGGGATCGATTCTTTCCGAGCGAGTTCCGGCGCTGTTCGATTGCCGGCACCACCGCGCTCCAGCGAGTGCATACCCATGCGCGCACCCTTGACGCGAAGAACCGTGACGGGTCCAGCGTGTTGGGTGGTCCGTTCACCTGGCTGTCCGATCGAGACATCGCGCTTGCCAGTGCGTGCGGAGTGCGGTGATGCGTGAGTTCCTGCTTCATCTGTTCGTTGCTTCTGTCATCGTCGCTCTCGGCGTCGTGCTGTTGTCGGGCTGCTCGGCCGTTGATCGCATCTGGTACGGCTGCAACGCTGAGGGCTGGCGCGGTTGGGAATACGCGCAGAAGTGCGCGGACTTGCAGCGACACGCGGAGGTCCGTCGTGGACTGGACTAACGCGTCTCAGGTTCAGCAGGTGGTGATGGTCCTGTTGCTGGTCGTGATCTTCGCGATGGGCTATCGGGCGGGAGACAAGCGGTGAAGGAGCTCCTGTTGATGTGGGTCGAGCCCGTGTATTGGCGTACCGCGCTGTTCTTCGCGGCGGTGGGGCTTCTGGCGATCGGGTACCACGGTGCGCGGGTGGTGCGCGCTGTGTGGCGCGGTTGCTCGCGCATCGTGCGCCGGTATGAGGAGAACTGTCTGTGATCGACGGCGACACCATCGTCCGCGTCATCGTGGGCGCAATGGGCATTTGGGCAGCCGGCTTCGCAGTCGGGAAGACGGTCGCGTGGGTTCGCGAGATCCTCAACGCGGCATGAATCGCAGCGTCTTGCTGCTACCGGCGCCGCAGCGGTTCTGCGGCGAATCGAGTGGAGATGAAAGATGAACCTCAAGGAAAAACTGCTGGTGGGCTCGGGCCTGCTGATGTCGTCGGCTTTGGCGATGGCGCAAACGACCGATCCGTTCGACGGTGCCATCACCGCGCTGACGGCGAAGGTGACCAGCTACGGCGGCGCGCTCGTGACGCTCGCAGCGGTCGGTGTCGGCTTCTTCGTCGCGATCAAGTACGTCAAGAAGATCACCCGCGCGGCCTGATCATGCAGACCATCGCCCGTATGTGGACGCGCGTGCGGGCTTTGGTCTGCGTGCTCGCGCTGTTGCTTGGGTACGCTGACGTTGCGCTGGCGGCCTACGTGTGGACGGTCAACGGAACGGGGATCACCGGGTCGAGCTATCAGGCGGCGGCGGACGCGTTCTGGGTGCCGGGGACCGACTGGGCGAGCAATACCTCGTACAAGAAGGACCAAGCGGTCTGTACGCTTGGCGGGACGGGCGCGACGGCGCATTGCATTGAGTACGTGGAGCCGAAGACGGGCGGCGCGCAGTCGTCTCCGGGGTCGTTCGATGTGACGCGCTCGGGGACGCCGGACCCGGACGTGTGCTCACCGGAGACGGGACAGGTCAAGACAACGAATTACACGGTCGGGTGGGTCAAGAACCCGAATGCCGAACCGGTGGATTCGGTGGCGAACATGGTGGGGGACTACCTGGGCCCCAAGATCGGCGACAGTTCGTGTGTACCGGTCGGCACGGGCTACTGCCGGCGTTCGGTGCAGAGCACGGCGGGTAAGGGGTATGTGTCATTGGAGGTCGGGCCGAGCGGGCTGTATCGGATGTCGATGGACTTCCAGACGTCGGGCGTCGGGACGTCGTGCACGCCGGGGACGGGCGATGCGTCGGCGAACCCGGCGACGGCACCTCCGGCGTGCCCTGGCCAGTACGGCTTGGTGAACGGGAAGTCGGTGTGCATGCCGGCACCTGCGGCTCCGGGCGCGAGTGCACCGACGCCGCTGCCGGCACCCTCGAACCCGGCGAGCGCGCCGCCAGCGGGAACGCCCTACAACGCGGGGAACCCGGCAGCGGGTGATAAGCCGTCGAGCGGACCGGGCTCGGGCGATGGTGGGTCAGGGCGTACGCCGTTGGTCGGTAGCGGGACGAACGCGGGCGGTAGTTCGTCGGCGTCGAACGGGCAGTTGGCGGGCAGCGGTGTTGGCGGGGGTGGGTCGAGCACGCCAGGGGCGGGCGGTAGCGGCACGGGCAGCGCGGGGACGACAGACAAGCCACGCGACCCGTGCGGCCTGCCGGGAACGCCAGCGTGCAAGGTCGATGAGACGGGAACGCCGAACGGAGTCGGCAGCTACGACGCGGCAACGACAGCGCTTAATGCGAACAAGCAGAGCGCGATTGATCAGGTCAACAGCGCGGCGGGCTCGTCGGGTAAGGATACGTCGTGGGGCTTCGGCGTCAACCTGCCGAGTGGCTGTTCGGCGGTATCGATGGGCGACGCCTACGCGATGTCGATCAACGTTTGCCAGTGGCAAGGCACGATTCACGACCTGATGTCCATGCTGTGGATCGCCTGCACGCTCTGCGGCGTCATCTGGATGGTGTACGACACGTTGGCTAAGGGAGGCTGAGATGCCGTTGCTCGGTGCATTGCTCACGACACTTTTCGGCGGGATCGCGACATGGTTCGTCAGCATCCTCGGCCGGAAGCTCGCGGTTGCGGCGGCGGGGATAGGGGCGCTCGGGACGATTACCGGAGCGCTCATGCTCGTGATGCGCTCCGTCGTGAACCCGCTGCTTGCGTCGATGTTCTCGACGCAGTACGGGCAGTTCCTCGGGCTCGCGTTCCCGCCGATCGCTGGAACGTGCATCGCTGCCATTGCGACGACCTGGGCGGCATGCGCGCTCTACAAGTGGCAGCGCGCGGCGGTCAACATCGGCGTGCAGGCCTGACATGCCGAATTACAGCGTCGAGGGCAAGCTCGGCACCGGCAAGGGCAAGTTCTGCGTCTATCGCTTGCAGGAGGCGGCGCGCGACGGTCGCAAGATCGCCGGCAACATGGACATCGTGGTCGAGGAGCTCACGCCTGAGCGGGTGACGCGCTACGTGCGCATCCCGGACAAGCCCACGGTCGACGATCTGGAAGCGCTCGGGCACGGCAACCCGGACAGCTACGATGAAGAAAATAACGGTGTGTTGGTCTTGGACGAACTTGGGACGTGGCTCAACGCTCGCGGCTTCCAAGACAAAGAGCGGGCTGGTGTTCTGGACTGGTTGATTCACGCCAGAAAGCACGGCTGGGACGTGTACATGCAGGTCCAGTCAAGCGAGATGGTGGACAAGCAAATCCGCGTGGGCCTGATTGAGTTTGCTTGCGTCTGCCGGCGCATGGACAAGATTCGGATTCCGCTGATCGGCGGTGTGCTGTCGCTGATTCACCCGCGCCTGGGTCGCCTGCCCAGGTGGCACCGCGTCACGTCGCGCATGGTGCTGGACGCCGGTCAACACATCGTTGCCGAGCGCTGGAACTTTCGCGGCACCGACCTGCACGCGGCGTATGACACGCGGCAAGTCTTCAAAGCCGACTACCCGCACGGTCCGCATACCGTGCTTCCGCCGTGGGACTGGAAGCCGCGCCGCTCGTTTCTGGCGAGGCTTCGCGAGGTCTTCGACCGCCATCGCGCGGAAGGTCGACAGGCCGCTGACGCGCGCAGCGCGGCTCGGCGGGTCGACAAGCCGCGCGTGGTGCAGCTGCTCATGGGCCTTCCACCGGAAGACCGTATCCGCCACACCCGCCGTTTGGTTGCCCTTGGGCTGATCTGAGCGGGGGAAGGGCGGCAGGGCGGGGGCCAGTCCCCAGGCGGTTGCCCCGCCTGGGCGGGAAAGCCGTGGAGCCCTGTCGGCCTGCTCGTGTGCCGTGCCTTGCGGGAACTGGCCGAGTCGAACGGCGGTTCCTTGGCGAGGGTGATGCTTGCGGACTACCAGCCGGCAGCCGCCCTCTGAAAAGCCGTATTCGGGCTGGTCATGAACCACAAACGGCGGATCGCGCGCAGGCAAGCAAATGTGACGCGATGCGCGACAATGTATATATCGTCAATGGGGTTTCCCCTGCCCCACTGATTCGCCTGAGCGTCGGTTGCGTGCGCTAGGAGGATCGCGACGCCAGCGACCCAGCACGCGAAAAGCGCCCGTTTGAGAAGGTCCACGCGGGACGCGTTCTTGGGGTTCTCGATGATCGCAATCGCGACCCATTCCCGGGCTTCATCCCCGGGCAGTTGGAGCACGTCGCATAGCGCGGTTGCAGTCTCCGGGCTGATGGAGCGTCGGCCGGTCTTCATCTCGTAGAGGTTCATCCGGGTGACGCCAAGCAGCCGCGCTAATTCGGCGTCGCTGTGCACTTTTTCACGCGCCATGTCAATTAGTG